ATGTCATTCCATTCTTCATTCATACCTGAAGATACAAGATTATCCGCACAATGTCAAGCTTTTTTTTATTTTGCCGCAAAAAAAAGACCCCAATGGAGTCCTATTCTTACCTAATATAACCTTGGACCCACTTAGGTTTTCTGTAGTGGGTCGATACGGTTTCGATTCCCCTAGCCCGTCTTTACCGCCGTATCACGGTGAGCCTCTAGCGGGGTCAGATTCACAACATTTGATGTCCTTTTCTTATCATACCTGAAGATACAAGAAAAAAATGACAAAGTCAAGCTTTATTTTGCAATGCGGCAAAAAAAAGGCCCCATAAAGGGGCCAAATTTCTTACCAGACGATTTCAATGGTGTCTGGATCGACATCATATCCATTGTCTTTGATATACTTATCCAATATTTCTTCTTTTACAAGAAGTCGTTTACGGCCTCTAGTTTTGACATAGGCGACATTGCCTTTCCAAAATTCATTATTGGTCTTTACAATTGAACAAATACCGGTGGTTGTAGTATGACCCAATTTTTCAGCGGCCGTTTTGCTGCAAATCCACACTCCATCTGGTCTCTCCAGTCTAATCTTATTATTTTTCATATAACCTCTTTCTTCCCATTTTAGGAATTTCTTTTGTTAAGTGGAAACCCATTGTTTCCCCTTTGTATATATATATAGTAAATACGATTCCCAAAGAGCCGATCTAATTTCATTTTTTTTTAAATTATTTTTCGACTTCTTTTTCTTATCGAGTACCAATAAAAAACCCCCGATAAATCGAGGGTTTTAGGTTTATTTTACTGTTTATTTTTATGATGGAAATGTTGCGCCCGTCGGGACCACGACAAAATCTAGAACGATGAACTCGGCTGTGCGGGTCGGTTGTATAAAAATCTGGCCCACAAGTCTGTTACGATCTATCACGTCTGGAGTATTGTTCGTCTCATCCATCACAACTTGGAATGCAGTCAAACCACTATTCTGCTGAACCGATTCCAAAAATGGATTAACCATATTCAAAAATCTTGTTCTAGTCGCAGAATCGTTCTGTTCGAATACCAAGTATCTTGATGTTGAAGCGATATATTTCTTCAGTTTAATTAACAAGCGTCTAACATTAACACGATCCAAAGCTGAAGGAAGTGCCTGTAAGGTCTTTTGACCCCACACAACTACACCCTGTCCTGGGAATGATGCAATTGGATTAACTCTATTTTCATAAAGTGTATCACGTTCATCATGTGTTAATCTAGTCTTTGCTTCCAATACAGTAGTCAAGCCACCACGATTTAGACCTGCTGGTGCAAACCATTCGTGAGCTACCCCATCTGTATATGCAATCACACCAGGTAATACAACACCAGGTGGAACCCATACTGGAAGTGATGTGTTTCTATCAGCGATTTTAACCCAAGGATAATAAGTAGCTGAATAGTTAGTGTCTAATGCACTAATCGTATCAGTCACGTTGTCGATGGTATCGTCAATATCTGCAGCATCCATGACATAAAATGCGTCGCCTCTGGCTTCCATTTTGTCAACAGCGTGATTTGTAACCACGGGGTGCCATTTATGGATAATTCCAGGAGTAACTAACATATTGATATCAAATTCATCCGGATTACTTACGGCGTTAATAGCACGTTTATAAATCACTGATCCACTAGTAGTGGCACTTGAACAATCATATCCCATTACATTATTAGCCGCAATATCAGCACCAGTCGATTTTGGATTTGCTGGGTTGTCCCCATCAAAAGCACCTTGGAATGGTACAGAGAATTTACGTTGTTTAATGTGTGAATCTGTTAAGTTGATTGTTTCGGATGCGTCTGAATAAGGTGTTCCCAATGCACTTGCATCGGCATTACCATACACATCTTCCAAACTCATTGTCACGTTGTTACCAACGCCCGCTGATGTTGGAATTGGTGCAAGATATTCCCTATTATCATATTTGGTGTTATCCCAACCATAGTAATATGCTGAATTGAATGCTGATGTATCAGGATTCACTTGAGATGTTACAAATGATGCAGAAGGTACTGCGGTTGTGGTTGGATCGGCGTTGCTCACAGCAGCAAATCCCATTGGGACTACTGTTACTGGAACGGAACCATCAGCGATAGCGGTGTAATTTCTAATATATACGTGCTTGGACTTATTAGGCCAGTCACCATTATATGTCAATTTACCAGTATTGCTAATGTCCACATATCTATCACCAATTGCACGAGCAAAGTAATTAGTACTGGTAGGATCGAAGTTTAGATCGTCCCATTGTTCCACTACCGTTTCATTTTTCTGCTTCCATGCCACTTGATCCGTTTTTCTAACTTGCAATGAGAATGAACCAAAGCTACTTCCCGGTACACTGCCGGCCGCTTTGATATTTAACATTACTACCACATATTTACTATTCACATCAGTTCCATGCGAGCGTGTATAAACTTGAAATAAGTTATATCGTGATCCATTTATTAATTGTGATTGTATGTAAGGGGTATATCCAGCTAGATTGTCAATCGCGGTTGCAGATGTTGAATCAAAGCTGAAATCAAGTGATGCACTAGAAAGTGACGCTGATATGTTAGCATCAAATCCATGGCTAGATTGGAATGTTTTGTAATTCTTATAAAGGTACGCGGCTAATGTGGCCTGTCCAGAAGTTTGAACTTGTGGACTCGCACTTAATACGTTTTCAATGTAATTTGCACTACCAGTATTAAATGAAATCGCGTATGTGGCAGTCGCGACTCCAGAACCACTTATTGTTAATGTTGCTGACGATCAATCACCTGTAATTGTACATGCTGATAAATCCGCCGTTCCATTTGATCCACCACGTGATGGTGCAAGAACTGCGGCTGTGTAATCGCCAAGTGAACTTGAAAGTTTAAGTGCGACATAATCGGCTATGTAACCACCCAGTCCTAGTGTCCTGACTATGGTAACTGTGCCGGCGCTCCTTAAATATTGTTCTACTGCGTATGGTGTATAAAAACGCTTATCCGTTGATCCAAAAATCTCTTCAAATTCTTGAAAGTTTCTAATAATTGTGGGTACAAATGCCGGTCCTTTTATGGTAGGCCCGATTATTGCAGCACCAATTTCAGAAATTCCCTGTGGAAGAAATGATAAATCGGTTTCGTTTGTAAATACACCTGGGCTTACTATTCTTTCGGCCATTTGTATTCTCCTAATTTATAAGGATTGATTATCCTTGTTCGGTGGGCGTAAACGCACCCGTATCCGGATTAAGAGTTCCTGGGCCATACTTCTCTGTTAATTCCTTAACCAAAGTTTGTTCGGTTTCTTGTTGTGTACGATATTCACCTTCCAGTGCGTCCTCGCGGACTTCAATCGCGTCTAATTCAGCCTTAATGGCCATCTTACGAATTCTCAACTGACCAAACTCAAATTGTATAGATTGGTATCCCGTGCTTAATCCTGTCAATGATTCCATTTCCGTTTCCGAAAACTTAATCTGTTCTTTTACTTCAGTCATAACTTTTCTCCTGTTTTTAGTAACTGTTGTTTTGTTAACATCTTTACATATATATATCAAGCAAAACTATCAAAACCCGCTTATAAGTAAAACTTTTTAACTTAAAGCTACTTTTTCTTTAAATGAAGTGCTGATTCCAGTAGTTTTGGGTGAATATGCTTTAGTTGTAGTTATATAATCGTTAAATGATTCTGGTATTAAATAACCTTTTACGGTGAGCGTAAAGCCCATCTTTATTTTTCTTTCTCCATCATCGTACTCGCTTGCATCATCGAATCCACTAACTTCGGATCGGAACTTAAACTTACCAGGTTCGCCCCAATATGACCCATCAGTATAGTTTATCTTTTCGACAAGTCTATTCATTTGCTCTGTATAGGTTGTCCACAATGTGCATTCATAGTTTAAAGTAACATAATCGGGCACGACCACTTTGTAGTATTCTCGTTGTGGCAACGCGCCTTGTGTTACTGAAAAATTGCTGTATCTGTTCTTTTGTGTATATTTTCGTTCAAATACATAGTGTAATTTTGGATCATTTGCATCCAGTTTATCAACTGGCATGCTATCGTCTTTTTCGACTCCAGTTCGCCTGAAAGCTACAACTGGAATAATTATTTGTCGTTTGTTGTCACGAATATAACCGTCAACTTGTGCGGCTTTCCATCGTTCTGGATTTGCGTACATAACTGGTACTTTTATTTGCTCGCCATTATCGACTACGGTAGGTTTGATCACTTCCTGAAAATAGTACATAACTGCGGCATCGATATCCATTAATCCAATGGATACATTTGGTTCGGTATCATTTTTTCTGGATA